CCTTGGCGCCATGACAAAAGAGGCTATATTGGTGAGGATGTTTATTTTTGCCAAAAAGCAGCGGCTGCTGGCTTTAAAATATGGATTGACCACGATGTCTCCAAAGAGATTGGACACATTGGGACTTTTGAATTCAAGCACGACCACACCTGGGTGATGAAAGAAATAGAGGCAGTCTAATGGCACTAACAACCTATACAGAGCTGAAGACATCCATTGGCGACTGGCTGAATCGGTCGGACCTGACTTCTGTCATTCCTGACTTTATCTCTCTGGCCGAGGCACAAGTGGAACGCACACTGCGCACCAGGCAGATGTTGATCAGGACAACTTTGACAGTGGATGGAGAGTTTGAATCAACCCCTGCTGACTTTTTAGAGGTCAAAGCATTTAAATTGACTAGCACAAACCCAGATACTCCTTTGTCTTTTATGACAATGGATGCCTTGGATCAGGAATCGACAAAATTTACGGCCAGCGGCAAGCCAAAGTTTTTTGGCGTGGTTGGAACTGAGTTTCGTTTTGTGCCAACACCAGATGCAAGCTACACGACAGAAATTGTCTACTTTGCAAATTTGAATAAGTTATCTGCAAGTGTCGCAACCAATTTTCTTTTGACATCAAGCCCTGATGTATATCTTTATGGCAGCCTACTTCAGTCTGCGCCATATCTGCAAGATGATGCGAGAATTCAAGTGTGGGCGACTCTTTATGAACGCGCATTAAATGACTTGCAAGTGGCCGATGACCGAGGATCAACCTCTGGCGGTAATTTGCTAACCCGCGCAAAAACTTTTGGTTAAGGACTAAAAATGGCAGATACCACAACCACAAACCTATTGCTGACCAAGCCAGAGGTTGGAGCCAGCACTGACACATGGGGCGGCAAAGTCAATGCTGACCTCGATTTAATTGATGCATTGTTTGATGCCGGTCCACTGTTAAAAGTGACAAAAGGCGGCACTGGTGTTGGCACAAGCACAGGCTCTGGAAATAACGTGTTGTCCACCAGCCCCACACTTGTCACGCCAGTATTAGGCACTCCAACATCAGCAACGCTAACCAACGCCACAGGCTTGCCAATTTCAACTGGCGTAAGTGGATTGGGAGCTGGTGTAGCAACTCTTTTGGCAACACCATCTAGTGCAAATTTAGCCTCTGCAATTACTGATGAAACTGGGTCTGGTGCATTGGTGTTTGCCACATCACCAACTCTAGTAACTCCGATTCTAGGAACACCTACTAGCGGCACTTTAACCAATGCTACTGGTCTGCCTATAAGCACAGGCGTGTCGGGTCTTGGAGCGGGTGTTGCTACTTTCTTGGCTACTCCATCATCTGCCAACCTAATTTCTGCTGTAACAGACGAAACAGGTAGTGGTGCTTTGGTGTTTGCAACTAGCCCAACTTTGGTGACTCCCGCATTGGGAACACCCTCGGCACTTGTCGGCACAAATATCACAGGAACTGCTTCAGGTTTGACTGCGGGTAATGTGACTACTAACGCTAACTTAACAGGCGCAGTAACTTCTGTTGGCAATGCAACATCTTTAGGGTCATTTACTTCTGCTGAGTTGCTTGGTGCATTAACTGACGAAACTGGAACAGGCTCTGCTGTATTTGCAACATCACCAACGCTAGTAACTCCCGCCCTTGGTACTCCAAGCGCATTGGTAGGCACAAACATCACTGGTACTGCCTCTGGCCTGACTGCGGGTAACGTCACTACTAACGCCAACTTAACTGGTGCAGTCACTTCTGTTGGCAATGCAACATCTTTGGGTTCATTTAGCTCCTCCAACCTTGCTGGTGCTTTAACAGATGAAACTGGTTCAGGTTCAGCAGTATTTGCTACATCACCTACCTTGGTGACTCCTATCCTTGGAACACCCACTAGCGCAACATTGACAAACGCTACAGGGCTTCCAATCTCTACTGGTGTGTCTGGTCTAGGCACTGGTGTTGCAACGGCTCTAGCGGTCAATGTAGGCTCTTCTGGCGCACCTTTAGTCAATGGTGGTGTGCTTGGTACTCCATCTAGCGGTACTGCTACTAACCTTACAGGATTACCAATTTCAACTGGTGTATCTGGTTTGGGTACTGGTGTAGCTACTGCTCTAGCTGTGAACGTAGGTTCTGCGGGTGCTGCTGTTGTTAATGGTGGTGCTTTAGGTACACCCTCTGGCGGTACAGCAACTAACTTAACTGGTTTGCCTTTGTCTACTGGTGTAACAGGAACACTTCCTGTCGCTAATGGTGGTACAGGTCAGACAAGCTACACAGATGGTCAACTGTTGATTGGTAATAGCACAGGTAACACCCTTGCTAAAGCCACTTTGACACAAGGTACAGGCATTACGATTACCAATGGCAATGGAACAATTACGATTGCTGCTTCTGGTGGCGGTGGTTCTGGTGATGTTGTTGGCCCTGCATCCTCTACTGACAATGCTTTTGCTCGTTTTGATAGCACAACAGGTAAGTTGCTTCAGAACTCTACTGGTGCAACATTGAGTGATACTGGTGCGGCTGTGTTTACAGGTGCATTAGATGTTCTTGGAAACTCAACTGAAGGTTCTAATTTAAAGCTGTATGAAGATACAGACAATGGCACTAACTATGTGGCATTTAAAGCACCAGACACTATTGCCTCCAATGTAACTTGGACACTCCCAAGTGCTGATGGCACAAGCGCACAAGTCTTGCAAACCAATGGCTCTGGTGTTTTGTCATTTGCGACAGTAAGTGGTGGTGGTTCACCTGGTGGCTCTAATACACAAGTTCAATACAACAATGCGGGTGCATTTGGTGGCATTACAGGTGCTACAACTAACGGCACAGCATTGACATTAACAGGCGCAATTCTTAATGGAACTATTGGTGCTACCACACCATCTACTGGTGCGTTTACTACGCTTAGTGCTACAGGTACTACAGTTCTGGGAGCGGCCACTGGGTATGGCAGCCGTTTAGATGTTGTGCAATCTGGAACCAGTACAAAACTTGCAATTTTTACCAACACTACTGACGCTGATTTTGAAATTAAATCAACAACTGCTGGTGTGATGACAATTGGCCCAAACACTGGGCTTCTAACTTTTCAAACTAGCGGCACAGAACGAGCCAGATTTAATACTACAGGCGCATTTGTTCTTGCGGGCGGCACAACTACAGCAGATGGAAAAGGCATCACATTCCCCGCAACTCAATCAGCATCATCAGACGCTAACACGCTAGATGACTATGAAGAAGGAAGTTGGACACCTAGTGTGGGTGGGACAGCAGCGTATGCAATACAACAAGGTAAATATGTAAAAATTGGAAGGCAAGTAACTGTTGCTGGTTATATAAATATTACAAGTTTAGGGACAGGTTCAAATGTTCGCATATCAGGGTTGCCATTTACTTGTACCAATTATGGCGGTAATGATGCTAGCGTCACAGTCTGGTCAAATCTTGTTAGTAGTTTTGTTTGTCTTACTGGAAACGTTGAAGAATCAGCTGCAACTGTTCGTTTCATAGGTTTGACAGCAGGCAACATTACAAATCAAGCTGGCGTTACTGTATTTCAAGATAATTCTGGCCTAGCTTTTACAGGCACATATTTAGCTTAATTAACCTGATTGGATTATCAGGTCGGACACTTAACCAAAGGAAAATCATGTCACTTACCAAAACCACAACTGTTGACCAAATTACAGTAACCGAGAACGGCATTGTTCTCTATCGTGAAGCTACTCGCATTATGGAAGATGGCAACCAAATCAGCCAAACCTACCATCGTTCAAGCCTCACACCTGCACAAGACCTGACAGGCATCCCTGCTAATGTAGTTGCTATTTGTAACACTGTTTGGACTGCTGAAGTTATTGCGGCTTATCAGGCGGCTATAGCTGCGACTGAAGCGGCTCGTAACAGTGCATAAGCATGGACCCGACACAAGCACAACTCAATGCCCATGTTGATGTCTGCGCACTGCGCTATGAGATGCTGTGTGCCAGGATTAAACGTCTTGAAAACATCATGCTTGGGGTCTCTGGCATCATGCTCACCAGCATGGCCGGCATCATCTTTACGAGCCTAAAGTGAAAGACTGGGCCGTGGCACTCATTGCTGCGGCCTGCATCACGGCCTTTGTGGTCTGGGGTACATACATTATTTTTTGGGCCATGTTATGGTGACTGCAAAGAAAACAACCAAAGCGCCAGCCAAGGTCGCACCAGTTAAAAGGTCAAGGCCAAAGGCAGCGCCAGCAAGCCAAGTCAATGTGACTTTGGCCGCGCCAGTCGCACCAGCTGCTGCACCAAAGCCAGAGGCTAAAAAAGACGACTCAACTGCGGGAAAGATTGTTGAGCTGATCAAATGGGTGGATAACCCGTTCAAACTGTTTACAGTGATCTTGCTGTCGTTTCTGGCCTTTGCCGGTTACTTTGCTTGGGACTCAAGGCAAGTGATCTTGCAGGCCATCACAACGCAAGACAAGATGCCTCAACTGGCCAAGCAAGAGCAATTGATCATGCCGGCCAGAAGTCTGATGAAGGATGTGGATGGAATTGTCTTGCTGATCCACAAAGCCAACTTGGCCACCAATAGTCGCACCACTGTGCTGGCGCTCAATGCCGATGGCACAAGAGAGAAGGCCATTGAGGGGACTGTCACAAGCCTTTTCAACGCAAGTGCTGACCGCAACGCTGCCATGGTGGCCATGCTGAACAATGAGGTGCTGTGCGAGGAATTCAACCCATCAAGCAAAGTTGGGGAGTGGGGTATCAAGCAGGGTGTCAAATTCATGTGCCGAGGCTCAATCCCACCGGACCCTGGCAAGTTTGCCGGCTACATTGCCATTGGTTTTAAAGACAAGCCAGAGGACATTCCGGCCTTAAAGACCCGCATCAACTTGGCAGCCAGTGATATGTCAGAAGATTGAAAATGAATGCGCTGGCTCATTCTGTTACTGTTATTGGGGCTAGTAGGCGCTACAGCCAAGAATGGCTGTCAGGTGCGCGAGTTTTGGTCAATTGCATGGACAATTCACAATCCCTCAGAGCGCCATCAGCAGATGTCTATGTGGCTGACAAACAATGTAAAGTTTTGCAGAAGTCAAGATTTAACAGTCATTTGGAACAACCTATCTGAGTGGGCTGGCACAGCAGATTCAGCAGAACTCAGAACTAAAGTCATTCATGGGTACAAAGATGCACTTGAGAGGGAAAAGAAGTAATGGATACATTGGAAATATTGCTTTGGTTAGCAGTACCTTTGAACTATATCTATTGGATTTTTATTCATCGTGATTGACACAATCAAGCTATTTCCAACTGTGCAGCCCTCTGGTTATCCAGACAGGCATGACCTTGCTCAAGCAAAGCTAGAAAAGCAACATGAGATGAATAAGGCAAATGAGTTGGCGAAGCAGAAACAGACAGAACTGCAAGATTTAGCGTTTGAGATTTACACAAAAAAAGTAGTTCAAGAGCGCTTGCGCATGGAGATATTTCAAAATCGAAAGGTGGATTTTTATGTTTGATATTTTAGGTGGCGGCATATTGGGGTCAATCTTTGGCGGTGTCTTTAGGATGGCGCCAGAGGTCTTGAAGTGGCTTGATAAGAAAAATGAGAGATCGCATGAACTCTTGATGTTTTCTCGCCAGTGCGATCTGGAACAACTAAGGGGCCAGCAAAAGCTCGCTGAGATTGGCGCGCAACGTGAAGCAGCTGTCGATGTGGGCGTGATGGATGCCTTTAACAATGCCATCACCCAGCAGGCCGAGATGGTCAAATCTGCCGGTGGCTGGGTGGCCAGTTTGTCGGCATCAGTGCGGCCCCTGGTCACATACTGGGTGTTGTTTGTGTGGAGCTTCATTCATGTCTGGTTTGCATGGAATGCTTGGCTTGCTGGCGCTCCAGCGGTGGAAGTGTTTAAGACCATGATGACTCCAGACTTTTCTGCATTGCTATCAGGAACAATCAATTACTGGTTTCTCGATAGAACATTGGCCAAGAGGGGCTTATGAACTTAGAGCTGGCTGCTGCCCTTTGCCGCCAGTTTGAGGGCTATCGGGCCAAGCCCTACCTTTGCCCTGCTGGCGTGGCCACCATTGGCTATGGCTCGACCTACTACGCTGACAAGCGCAAGGTGACATTGGAAGACCCACCAATGGATGAGCCAACGGCCAGAGCTTTGTTGATGATAGAGCTGGAGCATACTTACTTGCCTGGTGCATTAAGGAACTGCCCCATATTGGCCACAGACGAAAAGAAGTGCAACGCCATCGTGGACTTCTGCTACAACCTTGGCACTGGCCGGCTCCAGACCTCCACATTGAAACGAAAAATCAATGCCGGTGACTGGGAAGGCGCCAAAGAGCAGCTCATGCTGTGGACCAAGGGCGGTGGCAAGGTTTTGCCTGGTCTACTAAAGCGCAGAAAAGCCGAGTGCGCTTTGCTTGATTGAGGCATAAAATCGAGTCATGGCCAGTCAAACCCAACAACTTGAGAATCCAGTAGTCCCAAACCTTGGTTATCCGACCGAGGTGTATGAGCGCAGGCATTTCAATGAGAACAATGGCTCTTTGAACATTTACTTTAAAAAGCTGTCAAGTGTGCTGGGGTCTTTGTTTGGACCAAGGGGTGGTCGGTTTATGAATGCGCCTCATGGCGCATTTCAAGATTCGACCGACCAAGTGGCTGCCAACACCACCACGGCCTATGCGGTCACATTTAACACCATAGACTTTTCCAATGGCGTGACTGTGGCCAGTAATTCTCGGATTACTGTGGCCGATGCCGGAATCTGGAACTTGCAGTTTTCCATTCAGTTTACAAACACGACAAATGCTTCTCAGGATGTGGATGTCTGGTTTCGGGTCAATGGGACAAATTCAGCCAATTCAAACAGCAGATTTGGCTTTGCACCCAGAAAGGGTGCTGGAGACCCATTCCACATCATTGCAGCCATGAATTACTTTTTGAGCTTAAATGCGACTGACTATGTTGAGATAATGTGGAGGCCAACCGATGTCGGTGTATCCATTGAGCAATACGCTGCTGGAACAAGCCCCACACGGCCAGCAGTCCCATCAGCCATTGTCACAATGAGCTTTGTCTCAAACATTAAATAAGCACTGCCATGTACATACCAATCAAATTACCACCAGGCATTTACAGAAACGGCACTGAGTACCAGGCAGCAGGCCGGTGGTATGACGCAAATCTGGTGCGCTGGTACGAGAACACTTTGCGCCCCATGGGTGGCTGGAGAAAACGCGCCACTGGCCAGATGTCTGGTCTGTGCCGAGGGTTTATTACTTGGCGCGATAACAGTGCCAACCGATTCATTGCAGCCGGTACGCATACCAAACTGTATGCGATGAATGAGGCTGGGACACTCAAAGAAATCACGCCAACTGGCTTTACAGCTGGCATTGCTGATGCGGTATCAAAGACTGGCTATGGCTACGGCACTTATGGCTCATTGGCCTATGGCACGGCACGGCCAGACACTGGAACAATTACCCCAGCCACCACATGGTCCATGGACACTTGGGGCGAGTATTTGGTGGCTTGTTCCAATGCCGATGGCAAGCTCTATGAGTGGCAATTAGGCTTTACAACGCCAACCCTTGCAGCGGCCATTACCAATGCGCCTACTGGCAACAAAGCACTACTGGTCACGCAAGAGCGCATTCTGTTTGCCCTTGGCGCTGGTGGTAATCCACGCAAGGTGCAATGGTGCGACCAAGAGAACAATACCCAGTGGACACCGGCAGGCGACAATCTGGCCGGTGACTATGAACTGGCCACGCCTGGCACATTGATCGCTGGCAAAAGGGTTAAGGGTGTAAACCTACTGTTTACAGATGTGGATGTCCACACGGCCCAGTATGTTGGCGCGCCATTTGTCTATGGTTTTGAAAAGGCCGGATCAGGCTGCGGCCTCATTTCAGCCCAAGCAGTGGCCGCCATTGATACGGCAGCCATTTGGATGAGCAAGGCAGGCTTCTGGATTTATGACGGCTACGTCAAGCCACTGCCAAGTGATGTGTCTGACTATGTCTTTGACAATTTGAACTTTAACCAAGCATCCAAGGTTTACGCGGTCCACAATAGCAAATATGGTGAAATCTGGTGGTATTACCCAAGCAGTGGAAGCACAGAAAACGACAGTTATGTCACTTTCAACTACCGCGAAAACCACTGGAACATAGGATTATTGGCCAGAACTGCTGGCGCTGATTCTGGGGTTTTTGCCAATCCTTTGATGGTTTCAACTGATGGCTTTGTCTATGAGCATGAGGTCGGTTTTGCCTATGACAGCGCCAGCCTTTACGCTGAGTCTGGTCCAGTCCAACTGGGCAATGGCGACAACATCATGTCGGTGCGCCAAGTGGTCCCAGATGAGCAGACACTAGGTGAGGCGGTGGTTTCATTTAAAACCCGCAATTACCCAACCGGCACACAATCCACATTTGGACCATATACGGCAGCCAACCCGACTTCTGTCCGGTTCTCTGGGCGCCAAGTCAATGTGAAGGTGACTGGAAACACTTTGGCCGACTGGCGCATTGGGGTGATGAGGCTTGAGGCTATTCCATCCGGCAAGCGATGAGCGACCAAGAACATTTGGACAGGCTGCGCCACCATGTGGAGGCTGCTTTAGAATACAGTGGAGGCACACACAATTTTGACGATGTCGCTGAGATGGTCGAGGATCACAGATTACAGCTGTGGCCAGCCAAAGACTCGGTGGTATTGACAGAGATCATTGTCTATCCCAGGCTAAAGAATTTGCATTATTTTCTGGCTGGTGGCGACCTAGATGAACTCTCACGGATGCGACCATTGATCGAATCCTGGGGCAAGTCTGTTGGCTGCACCAGGGTGACTTTGGCAGGCCGAAGAGGCTGGGCAAAGACATTTTTGAAAGACGAAGGTTACAGCCCACAATGGTCTGTAATGGCAAAGGAACTTTAGGGGATAAATATGGCAACACAATCAGAAATCAATGCGTCATTGGGATTGCCACCAGGCATCAATCCAGACGGCTCTTGGAATGCCCAAGACTACATGGCAAGGCGTATAGCGGGACAAGTTGACACTCAAGCCCAAGTAGATGCGGCTCGTGCTGCGGCTCAAGCAGAATTGATGAAAGCGCCATATCAATCAGTATCAGATGCCTCTGGAAGAGAGGTTACATTAACACCATATAGGCCAGGCTTTGACATTAACAATCCAACTGCATTGATGGCTTTGGGTTCATTGCGTGAAATGGGTGGAGCAGATACTACTTCACAGCAATTTAATGCAATTGCAACTCCTGCACAAAAGGCCGAGGCTGACAGATTGTGGTCTATTGAAAAGGCTCGTCTTGAAGAAATTGATAGGCAAGCAGCCTTGCTAACTCCTACTGGCCAAACAATACAAACAGCGCAAACTCAAGCAACTAAAACCTACACACCAGCACAAACAGCCTTATATAACGCATTCCGATCTGGCGATATTGCTGGTGCTAATAATGCAATTCAATCAGGCAAATTAACTGCGGCTCAAATCAAATCTGATTTTGGTCTGACTGATGCTGATATGTCTTATTTAGCAAGCAGCTCTGGTATTAAGTTTTACACACCACCGGCAGCTGTAACTACAAATCTTGCTGGCGACACTACGGGTGGAATTCTTGGTGTGATTAGGGGTGCAATTAACAATGGAATTGGCCAGACCAGAACATATACAGATGCTGAGACTGCATTATTTAATGCATATAGATCAGGAAACATTGCAGAATTTAATCGTTTGACAGCTGCTAATAAATTCACAGCAGGGGATATGCAATCCAAATTTGGATTGACTGATGCTGATATGAATTGGATTACAAACAACGCTGGTGGAAAGTTTTATTCTGAAGGCGGTACTGGCCCAGGGGGAGTCCCAGGGGGAGTCCCAGGGGGAGTCCCAGGGGGCAATACTGGCGGCCTTGGTGGTTTGGGCGGTGTAGGCACATTTGGCCAGAACTTTCAAAATTACACATCAATCCCAATTGGCGCTCAATACAACCCCAATGTGGTCGGTGGCACTGGTTCTCCATACGCCCAAGTCATGGGCCAGATGCGGCCATTTTCTAACCCCTATGCAAATATGCCTGTTAATACACCAATGGGTGGATATGACCCAGGGCTGTATGACCGACTTCTTACAAACGCAGCAGCAAAAGCTGATGTCGCTGCACGAGGTGGAAATGTAGTGGAAGTTGGTGGCACTTCTGCGGATACGGGAGTATCCCAAGAATCAATCAATGATGCAGTGGCAGCCGCAAATGCTGCTGCTGCTGTCACTGGTGAATCTGTCAGTGTCTCTGGTGAAACTGGCGAAAGCGTTAGTGGAATTTACAATAAAGGCGGCATTGTTGATGGACTATTTGGCCCCAACCCACCTGGTCCAGATGATGGCGCTGGCTTGTTAACCCGTGGCGAATATGTGATCAAGAAGTCTTCAGTCAACAAGTATGGCCGCGGTCTTCTGGACATGATCAATGAAGGCAAAGTGTCTGCCAAGAAAATGAAATCTTTACTCGGATAAGGTGGCAATATGTCAAAAGGTGGAACAACAACCTCAACAAGCTCGATTGATCCTCAAATCAAAGAAGCATTCTTAGCCAACTTTCAGCAGGCCCAAGGGGTCGCTGGCGCTTTGCCGGTCCAGCAGTTTGCTGGCTACAACCCAATGTATATGGCAGGCGAGGAGGCTCTGGTTAACACCGGCCTCGCTGGCCCAGGCATTACTGGCACAGACTTGGCAGCCCAAATGGCTGCTTATGGTGGCGTATACCAGCCTGCACAGATTTCAGCACAGCAGACTAATTTGGGATTGACTGGCCCAGGCTCTATTGGCTCTTACATGAATCCATATACATCAGCTGTGCGCACCAATGCATTGGCTGATCTGGAATCAGCAAGACGCGCTGCCATTCAGCAGACTGGTGAACGTGCCACACAAGCCCGTGCTTTTGGTGGATCACGCCAAGGTGTGGCCGAGGCTCTGACAAACCAAGGGTTTGCCAAGCAAGCCGCCACACTTGGCACTCAACTCAACGAGCAAGCATTCAACCAGGCAATGGCCATGCAGCAGGCCGACATTGGCCGCAGATCAGCAGCCGACATTGCCAATCAGCAAGCAGGCTTGCAAGGTGCGCAATTAAGGCTAGGTGGTGCAAGCCAGCTTGGCAATTTGGCTGCACAGCAACAAGCATTGCGTCTTGGTGGCGCTCAAGCGGTCATGGGCGCTGGCGGTGCGCGTCAGGCTTTGGACCAGCAACAAATGGATGCTATCCGGAATATTGGTTTGCAGCGCCTTGGTGTGGTCCAGTCTTCACTGGGTGCGCAGCCTGCTAACCTTGGCCAAGTGGCGACAACCCCATACAGCCAGAATGTCGGTGCTGGCCTATTAGGCGGTGCATTGGCTGGCTCTCAATTGGCTGGCATTCCGGCAATTGCTTCAGCAACTGGATTGACAGCTGCCGGTGGCGCTGGACTTGGTGCATTGCTTGGTCTGATCTAATATGCCCAACATCCCGACACCAGAGCCACAACGCTACGCTGACGCGCAGCTCATGGCTTTGCTTGATCCATCAAGCAAGCGTGACACCATCCTGATCACGCCTGGATCACCAATGCCGTCTCGCATCCCTGATGGTTTGACAGTGGCTGAGACAAGCCGAGGCATTGTGATCACCAGTGACCCAGCAAAGGTCAGGATCATTGACCAAGGGTCTGAGAAAGATGTGGGCATGGCGCTCTTTGGCTATGCGTACGATCAGGCCAAAGGCTTTGACAATGTGGCGGTGGCCATGGATAGAGCTGGAACACCGGTGGCAGAGCTGGCCATCAAGCCTGGTCAAGAAAGACGGGCCATGAGGGCTGCATCTTTGCTTGCACCAGATACAGGATCAACTAACATGATGAGCAGAGGCGATGTGGTCAATACTCGCCTCAAAGGTTTATTGGATTAAGGTGGCAATATGGCAAATGAATTTGACTTCAGCAGTTTAGGCAGTATGTTTGGCGGTGGTGGAACACCAACGGGGCTTGATGCGTTACTGTCAGAAGACCAGCGCAAGCTATTGGGCCGTAATGCTGTCATGTCGGCAGCGGCTGCACTATTGCAGGCCAGTGGCCGAAGTGCAGTCCCAATCAGCATGGGTCAAGCACTGGGTGGGGCTTTGCAGGCAGGCCAGCAAGGCTATCAGCAGGCAAGAGCTGGCTCATTGCAAGATGTGCTTTTGGGACAGAAATTGACCGAGGCTCAACGCGCAGCAAAGGCTGATGCTGACTTCTTAAAAATGTTGCAAACACCAGAAGCTGCTGCGCCTGCACCAATGCAGCCATTGACAGGCGAGTCAGTCTCAATAATGGAGCCAGCGCCTGCACCTACGGCAGCCAATCCCTTGGCCAGCTTAAGCCAACAACAACGTGCCTTAATTGGCGGTCTTGGCCGAGAGAAAGGCACTCAGTATTTACTAGAAGCTATGAAGCCAGAGGCCACTCCAGAGAATATCAAAACCTTGAGAGCATTGGGTTTGCCGGTGACATTGCAAGGTTTGCGTCAACTGGACAAGCCAGAGCCATCACCAGCCGAGTCGCGTTTGCTTAAAGAGGCCGGAGTCCCCGTCACTCTTGAAAATATTATGCAACTGAGGCGCTCTGGTGCAACCAATGTCAATGTCAAAGTGCCAGTCGACATGACCAGTGGCCAAAAGGGTTTTGAGAATGAAATGAGTCTTAGCAAAGCATTTAAGCAAGAGCCAATTTACAAAGATTACAGCGATATGCAGTCTGCATTTGGTCAAGTGGTTTCATCATTGAGCGCAGGCACACCAATTGGTGATGTGGCTGGTGCTACCAAAATTATGAAATTGCTCGATCCAGGCTCTGTGGTGCGTGAGTCTGAATTGGCAATTGCTATGGCCGCGTCTGGCCGCATGGACCGATTGCAGAACTATTTCAACAACATGATGACTGGTCAGAAACTCACTCCGACCCAGCGCGATGACTTTAAGGCTTTGGCCAACGAACTGTATGCAGCCGCTGGCGATGCGTACAACAAGAAGCGCAATGAGTATCGAGGATTTGGTGAGGCTTATAACTTCAAAAATCTTGATACAGCCCTTGGCGCTCCAGCCACTATCCCATCAGTCATGCGCAGTGGTGGCGGTGGCGGTGGAGGAGGTGCGACAAGACCATCTCTTGGTAATATCTTTGGCGTACCAGGAGGCTGATCATGGATGGCATTAAAGAGAAAATCAAAGAAGCTCAAAAGGCTGGTTACAAAGATGACCAGATCATTCAGTTTTTGGCCCAATTGCCTGATGTTGGACCACAAGTTACAGCTGCGCTTGAGAATCAATACCGGCCAGCCGAAATCCTAAAATTCTTGGGGCAGTCTCCGGCCTATCGAGAAGGTACAGAACTGCCAACGGCATTTCGCGGATTTGTCAGCGCCATGCAGGCCCCAACATTCACCGCATTCCCCAAGATTGTGGGTGCAGTTGGCGCTCCATTTGCCGCCATTGAACAAGGCATTCCACTGTCTGAAGCCTACGCGCAGGGCCGTGACATCATGCGTGGTGCTGCCGAGTCTTATGAGCAAGAAGCCCCATACAAGGCCGCTGCTGGTCAGTTGGCGGCCAGTCTGCCAATGGTCCTTGGCGGCTTGCCCAGCACTGTCGTCAGAAATATTGGCGGTGCTGTAGTGCCAGCAATTGAAGCTGTCGCCCCAAGGGTCGCGCCATCAATTCAAGCGGCAGGCAGATACATGACTGCTGCGCCTGGTGCTGGCCAAGTCATGGGCATGGGCCAGCGCATGGCACAAGCCGGAGGCTCTGGCGCTGGCTATGGATTTGTAAGCGGCCTTGGTGGCTCTTATGAAGATGACGCAATAGAGATGTTGAAAGAAGCAGGCAAAAGCGCATTGATCAGTGGTGGACTAGGTGTTACCACTCAGCCAGTGATGGGCATTCTTGGTGCTGGTGGTCGTCAGGCCATGGCGCGTATGTCTCCCACATCTGCTGGCACATACGCCCAGCAAAAAGTGGCAGAGGCATTGATTCGTGATGTGCCGGAGCCATTAACAGGGGCAAACGCATTGACCAGAGCGCAGGCCAGACTTTTGAAATTAGGCCCAGAGGCTCGCATTGCCGATGTGGGTGACAAGTCAATGCGTAACTTGCTTGATGTGCAGGCCACATTGCCTGGCACAACGGCAGCTGCTACAGAGCGTGCCATTCGTGAGCGCCAAGTTGGTCGTGCTGGCCGACTAATGGAAGCGTCTGATGAAACCCTTGGAACTCAAGGCGCTCAATTTACGCAAAGCCTTGAGGCATTTAAGCAACAAAAATTCACAGAGTCGCGCCCTTACTACGCTGTCGTTGATGCATCAAATATATCTGTAGACAACAATTTAATCAACTTGCTTAAAAAATCAAGCAGTATGCAGCGAGATGCTGAAGACCTTTACAGAAAGCAAACGGGCTTAGATATTGATTTGTCAGCCTTAAAGTATGGCGAACAAGTGCCAATGAACGTGTTGGATACTTTAAAACAAAATTTGTTTGATTCAGCACAGGCAGCAAGGCGATTGGGCAATAATAATGACGCATTGGCAACTGACAAAATTCGTGTTGATTTAATTAATTTGCTCACCGAAAAATCACCCAAGATTGGTAATCAGTCTGCATATGGTTTGGCCTTAAAGACTTATGCTGGACCAGCCCAAATGGAAGAGGCTGCCAATCTTGGTCGAACAGTTATGAAGGGCGACATTCTTGATATTCAGCAGGCTGTTAAAGGTTTGGCCCAATCCGAACTTGATGCATTTAGAATTGGCGTACTTCAAGGTTTGCGTCAGCAAACTGGCACAGAGGCTGGCCAAACATCATTGCTCAAATTTTACAAAGAGCCAGCAACGCAAAGCAGGCTGAAGGCTGCATTTGGCAATGATTACAAAGCGTTTTCTGCTGCTGTATTAAAGGAAGAACAACTCAAGAAAATGGAATCGGCAGGCCGTGGCTCGGCAAGTGCTGCACGATTGGCTGGACAGGCTGATCTTGATATCGCACCATTAGCCCAAACTGCTGGTGCAGCGGCTTCTGGAAGCCCATCAGCCATTGTCACAACTGCTGTTAATCTGGCCCGTCAGACTCAAACCCCAGAGGCGGTGCGAAATGAGATTGGCCGCATCTTGCTCTCGCGTGATCCGCAGCAGTTGACCCAACTGGCAGATATTGTCAGAAAGCTGAACGAATCTCGCGCAAGAGCTGCTGGAGTTGCAGGCCGTGGCTCCGCTCAGATTGGTGGAATGCTGAGTGATAACCCAGCACCATAACTAAGACCCAAAAAACGCGGCCACAAGCGGGTCGCGTTTCACAACCCGTCTTTTCTGCCTGCGTCTGGCCAAGCCAAAGTCTTTGTCATCAGCCGACATTTTCTCTCTGTATTTTTTGATGCGCTCTGAGCCTGGCACTGGCCCAGGCGCTTCAGCATCATCCCCATCACCCCATGACCACAGAGGCCTCCACTGGCCATTGGCGCTCACTCTGGTGTATCCACTGATGTAGACCAGCTCATTGCGGTGCAAATCAAACAGAATCCTCGCAGCACTGCGTCTGGCACAAAAGCAAATCTTGGCCAAGTCAAGGTCTGAGAGGTTCCCTTTCTTTTGGAGCGCTGCCTCGATGGCAGGCTCTACACGGGGCTTTAAGCCTCTGGCCATGTGCTGGTCTCCATTCGGGCTTTCAAGCGCTCCAGCATTGTTTTGACAACGAATGCACGGGTTTTAACTTCATTGGGGATTGCATGGCCAAAGACTTCTGGGTGGAGTAAGTCATTGACCAGGTCAAGGCAGGCATCTATGGCCGGTGGCAATTCTTTATCTGGTTTCATGTTTGACTCTCTACTTCTTTTAAGTTAACCCAGCATGGGCTGACATAAGTTAATTTGTCATTTGTCAACTTGCGGACATGGCCTTTTCTGTAATGAGCGCATGGTGATCCATGGGAAAAATTACCGCGCTGTAATTTTTCGATGGCAGCGTCTCTTTCATCTACCCCGACTTTCAGACTATTCAACAGTCGAAGTTTATGCATAAGGCGAATACCCGCCATTCCACCAGGTATTGCGTTAAGGCCCAGAGGGGTCAGCGTGAATCTTTCGACAGCTGACTCTTCTAATGTATAAATTT